CTTATGAGCTGCTCACGCTTCTCAATTGGCCGCTCGAGGCCGGCGTGCCGGCGCCCGGCGGCTCGGTATACGAACGCCTGCAACGGTCGCCCGACGACGCGAGCGAGGCGCCGCCGGCATGAGTTACGCCTCAAAGACCTCGGTCGAGGTGCCTCGCACGCGGGCCGAAATCGAAGGCCTGCTCGTGAAGCACGGCGCGACCGGGTTCGCCTTCATGAGCGACCGCGAGCTCGACCGTGAGCGCCTCGAGTTTCGTATGCCGATGCGCGGCCTCGTGCTCGTCGTGCGCCTCGAGCTGCCGTTACCCAGGCGCCAAGATCACGCCCTCGACGTGCGCGGTTGGGCTCGCACCTCGGCGCAAATCGTGACGGCGTGCGAGCAGGCGCAGCGGTCGGCATGGCGATCGCTCCTTCTCATTCTCAAGGCGAAGCTCGTCGCGGTCGAGGCCGGCGTGCGAACGTTCGAGCAAGAATTCCTCGCCGATATCGTCGTCGGCGACGGGGTTCGAACCCTGGGCGAATGCCTCGCGAATCAATTGCCGGCGGCGGCGGCGGGCGGAATGCTGGCCTTGCCGGCGGGGGGTGCGGCATGAGCTCAACCGCACCCGCTCGAGCCCGCCGGATAGTATCGACCTCATGAGCGTCGGCCTTTCAATCACGATAAACCGCGAGGAATTCAATCGGCAGCTTAACGGCCGCATGGATCAAGCCCGGTTCGCGATGGCCGGCGCCCTCACAAACGTCGCACGCCTCGCGCAGAAAGACGTAACGAATGCCCTCGACCGATACCTCGATCGGCCGACGCCCTTCACCAAGAAGGGTATAGCTTGGGAGAAGGCGACGAAAGACCGCCTCGTTTCGGCGGTGAGCGTGCGCCCGATCCAGGCGAAGTATCTCGCCCTGCAAATCGAAGGCGGCACCCGGCTACCGACCGGGCGCTCGCTCTTGAACCCGATCCTTTCATCGGTCAAGCGTAACGCCTATGGCAACCTCCCAAGGATTGCAGGCGGGCGGCTCGTGCGCCAATTCGCGACGGCGCCGGCCGAGGGGCACGGTTCGCTTTTCGTCGGCACGCCGAAGGGCTCGAGGTGGGGCGGCGCCCGCCCTGGGATATGGCAGCGCCTCGGCTATGAGAAGAGCAAGGCCGGCCGCAAGTCGCGGGGGCATACCGTCAAGGCGGCGAAGTCGGCCGGCGGTCGCGGTCAGCTCAGGCGGCTCGCGACGTTCGAAGCCTCAGTCAGATATCGCAAGCGCCTGCCTTTCGAGCGCCTCGTCAAGAAGTCGGTCGCGGCGAATTGGTACGTCGCCGCCGACGCGGCCCTCAAGCGAGCCCTCGGGTCGGCGCGATCGTGACCGCAAAGCAACCCTCAACCCTTGGAAGCTCGGCCCTGCCGAGGCAAAAGGTACTTGCTGGACAAGTCCTAGAGGGTGTTTTGAGGGCGTTAGGGTCGACTAGCGCCAGAGAATTTATTTCTTGGTCGGCCCATGCCTGAGCCGGCCGCCCGCCTGAGCCCTCGCAAGCTCGCCGAGCGCCTCGGCGTGCGGCTCGCGGCGGTGCAATACGCGATTCGAACCGGCCGCCTCGAGGGCACCTTTGAGCGCGACCCGAGGGGGCGCTATCACTTCGACGCCGAGGCGGCGCTCGAGCGATGGGCCTCGACTTCGAAGACCGGGCGCGGCGCCGGCCTGGGCGAAGATTCCGGCGACGACGGCGAAGGCGCCGACGATTCAGAGCTCGACAAGCTGCTCGAGGCCGCCGCCGTTTCGGGCGACCCGGTCGACCAGCTCGGGCGCCTGCTCGCGCCCGACAACCTCGGCCGGCTCAAGATGCACGACGCGACCCGCGTCGAAAAGATTCTCAAGGCGCTCATTCTCAGGCTCGAGTACCAAAAGGCCGCCGGCGCCCTCGTGCTCAAGTCGGCGGTCGAGCAGGCCGCCTACGACGAGGCGAAGCGCGTGCGCCAAGCCCTGAGCGCGATACCGTCGCGCATGAGGTCGCAAGGCCTCGACGCGGCGCACGCGAAGGCGCTCGGCCTCGAGCTCGAGCGGGCGCTCGAGGGGCTCGCGAAATGACGCCGGTGCGACGACCGCCCTCGGCGCCGAAGAAGACCGGGCGCAGCTCGCGACGTTTCGCCGGTGCACAACCAGGCGGGGCACCAGTAAAACCGGCGCCCTCGGTGACGCCGGCGCAGGCCGCCGCCGCGAAGGCCTACCGCGACGCCTTTCGGCGGGGCATCAAGCCCGAGCCGAGGCTTTCGCTTTCGGAATGGATGGAGCGGGAATTCGTGCTATCGACCGAGACCTCAGCCGTCGCCGGCCGGATTCGCCTGCACCCGTTTCAAGTCGAGCTGGCCGACGCGATTACCGATCCCGAGGTCGAGCGCGTGACCTTCATGAAGTCGGCGAGGGTCGGCTATACGACAATCATCAAGGCGGCGATCGGCTATCACATCGACCAAGCGCCATGCCCGACGATGGTCGTGCAACCGACGATTCAAGACGCCGAAGGGTTCAGCACCGAGGAAATCGCGCCGATGATCCGCGACACGCCGGCGCTCGCGGGCAAGGTCGCCGACCCTCGAGCTCGCGATTCGGGAAATACGATTCTCAAGAAGAATTACCCAGGCGGTTACCTCGCGATCGTCGGCGCCAACAGCCCGACCGGGTTCCGCCGGCGAGCGATTCGCCTGCTGCTCATGGACGAGCTCGACGGCTATCCTCCCTCGGCGGGCACCGAGGGCGATCAAGAGAAGCTTGCCGAGCGGCGCACCGAAACCTTTTGGAATCGCAAGATTGTCAAAGGTTCGACGCCGACGGTGAAAGACGCCTCGAGGATTGAAAAGGCCTTCAACCTCGGCGACCGGCGGCTCTATTACGTGCCTTGCCCTAAGTGCCGGCATATGCAGCCGATCACCTGGGCGGCGATCAAATGGGAATCAGGCAAGCCCGATACGGCCAGATTCGAATGTGGAAAGTGCAAGGCGAAGGTTCCGCACGAACGGAAGCGATGGATGCTCGAGCGCGGCGAATGGCGTGCGACGGAGAAGAACCCGAAGGAACCGAGGCACGCTTCCTATCGCATATGGGCCGGCTATTCGCTCAACGCAAATTCGACTTGGGCGGATATCGTGCGCGAGTTCCTCAAGGCGAAAAAGGATCGCGAAGAGCTCAAGACTTTCGTTAATACGGTGCTCGGCGAGACTTGGGATTTCCAAGACGGCGAAGCGATCGCGAGCGAAGGCCTCTTTGCGCGGCGCGAGGATTACGGGTTCGATCCGTTGCCCGAGGGGGTCGTCGTTATCACGTGCGCGGTTGACGTGCAAGATGATCGCCTCGAGGTCGAGCTCAAGGGGTGGGGCCTGGGGTTCGAATCTTGGTCGCTCGAGCATCACGTGCTCATCGGCTCGCCGGGCCTGCCTGACGTTTGGCAACAGCTCGACGAGGTTCGCGAGCAGCTCTATCGCTTGCCGAACGGCGTCGAGCTCGAGGTGAGCGCGACCACGGTCGATACGGGCGGGCACCATGCCGACGCGGTCTATCAGTACGTGAAGGCGCGGGCCTCGAGGCGGGTCTTCGCGGTGAAGGGTTCCTCGAGAACGGGCACGCCGATCGTCGGGCGCCCGACCAAGCCGACGAAGAAGAGCCGAGGGGTGATTCTCGTGCCGGTCGGAACCGAGGCCGCGAAAGATTGGATATTCGCGAAGCTCAAGCTCGAGAAGGCCGGGCCGGGGTTCGCTCACTTTCCGAAGACCTACGACGAGGAATATTTCGCGCAGCTCACGAGCGAGCGGGCAATCCTCAAGTTTCGCTCGGGCGTGCCGTATCGGGCCTATAAGCAAGTGCGGGCCCGAAACGAGGCGCTCGACCTTTTTGTTTACAACCTCGCGGCGCTTCGCCTGCTCAATCCGAACCTCGAGAAGGTCGCCGAGTCGCTCGGCCGCAAGGCCGCCGCGACGCCGCCCAAGCCGAAGCCGGCGCCCGCCCAGGCCGGCGCCGAGGCCGAGGCCGAGAAGCCGGCGCCGAAGCTCGTGCGAAAGGCGCGGCGACCGAAGCGCGGCGGATGGTCTACGAAATGGTAAGTCGCCGGCGGCCTTGACCGGCCTCGAGCCGCCCTATCTAGTGCGGATTGTGCCGGAAATCCCCGCAACCGAGCCGCTCGTCGTCGTCGCAGGCGATACGGTTAAATGGACGAAAAGCCTCGCCGACTTTCCGGCGCCGACTTGGGTCTTGACCTATGAGCTACTGCACGTCGGCGGCGACCTCGGCACGATCACGGCGGCGGCGAGCGGCACCGATCACGCGATAACGGTTTCGGCGGCGACCTCGGCGGCATGGAATACGACCGGCGCCGAACGCCTCGCGAATTGGAGCTCTTTCGCGACGGCCGCCGGCGAGCGTTACCGCGCCGATTACGGATCGCTCAGAATTGCCGCGAACCCTGCCGTCGTTACGACTCTCGACGGGCGCAGCAACGCCCGCCGCATTCTCGACGCAATTCAAGCGGTGCTCGAGGCGCGGGCGTCAAAGGATCAAATGGCCTATTCAATTGCCGGCCGCTCGCTTTCCTTGACGCCCTTGCCCGACCTCGTCGAGCTCGAGCGCTTTTACAAAGCTCGCGTCGCGGCCGAAGACCGGGCCGAACGGTCGCGCCTGGGCCTCGGGCATAGCGGTCGAATCAAGACCCGGTTCACCCGTTAAAAATGGGATTCCTCGACCGATTCACCGTCGCCCTTGGCGCCTTTCACGGCGCCCAATCACAGACGCCGCAGAGCACGCACCGCCGCGCCCGAGCTCGCGCCCAGGCCCGCCGAAGCTTCGCCGCCGCGATGAGCGAGGAAATCTTCGCGAATTTCCTCGGCACCGCCTCGAGCGTCAACGGCGACCTTCACACCTCGCTAAAGAAGATGAGGCAGCGGGCACGGCAAGAGGCATACGATGATCCTTACGTCGTCAAATTCCTCGGAATGTTCCGCTCGAACGTGATCGGCCCGCAAGGAATGGGGTTTCAAGCCGACTTCAAGGATCGGCAAGGCCGGCCCGATACCGGCGACAATGCCGTCGTCGAGGAAGCCTTCGCCGCATGGGGGCGCCGAGGAATTTGCGATATGACGGGGCGCCTCACTTGGGTCGAGGCGCAGGCCCTCGCGGCGACGACGATCGCCCGCGATGGCGAGGTGCTCGTGCGCCTCGTGCGGAATGCACCGAACGAATTCGGATTTGCGATTCAGCTGCTCGAGACCGATTACCTCGACGAGCGGCACGTCGAGACCCTGAGCAACGGCAACCGCGTCATTATGGGCGTCGAGCTCGACAAATGGGGCCGGGCGGTCGCCTTCCATTTGCGGCCGAACCGCGCCTATTACGATCCAATTCGCGGCGTGACCGGCAACGAAGACGACCTCAGGCTCGAGGCGGCCGACGTCTTGCACCCGTTCCCGTCGACTCGCACCGAGCAGGTTCGCGGTTTCCCACTCGTGCACGCGGTACTTCGGCGCCTGCATATGCTCGACGGATACGAAGAGGCCGAAGTCGTCGCGGCCCGCAAGGGCGCGGTGCACGGCGGATTTTATACGACGCCGACCGGCGAGGAATTTACCGGCGACGACGTCGAGGCCGACGGCACGCTCGTTGAGGAAATCGGGCCCGGCGAAATGCGGCAGCTCCCCGAGGGTTGGGATTTCAAACCCTATTCGGCCGAGCACCCGACGACCGCCTATAAGGATTTCGTAAAGGGCTCGCTTCGCGGCGTCGCGGCCGGCCTTAACGTGCCGTATAACAGCCTCGCCGGCGACTTGGAATCGGTCAATTATTCCTCGCTCAGGCAAGGCGCCCTCGAGGAACGCGACCTATGGCGGGTTTGGCAACGATGGTACGCCGGGGCCTTTTGCCAACCGATCTACGAGGCCTTTCTAGATATGGCGATCCTAAAAAACCGCCTCAAGCTGCCGGCATGGAACCGCGAAAAGTATCTCTCGGTCAAATGGCAACCTCGCGGCTGGGTTTGGGTTGATCCGCTCAAGGAAGTGCAGGCGACCAAGCTCGGCGTCGAGCTCGGCGTCGCGACGCGGCAAGACGCCCTCGCGGCCCAGGGCAAAGACTTCGACGACGTCGTCGCGCAGCTCGTGAAGGAAACCGAGATTCTCAGAAAGGCCGGCCTTCTCGGGTTGAACCTCAGCCCGGCGCCGCCGCCGCCGATGCCGCCGGCGCCGCCCGAAGACGACGACGACCCGCCCGAAGACGACAAATAGGGCGCCGGCGGCGAGCTCGAGGCCCAGGCCGGGCGCTCGCCTCGAGCTCGGCGGATCACGCGCCCCGCCGGCGCCGGCGCCCTGGGCGGCCCAGGCCTTGCGGGCGAGACTTGACCGGCGGCCCGCCGTCCTATCAAGTCGCAGCTCGAGGTAATACCGATGCCCGGCACCGCTACGCAAATCGAAACCCGCCGCCTCGGCGTGCAAACCAGGCTCTTGCCGGTTCGCCGCGAAGCGATCGACGCCGATGCTCGCACGGTCGAGCTTGCATTCAGCTCAGAAACGCCGGTCGATCGTTTCTTTGGCCTCGAGATTCTCGACCACGGCCGCGACGCGGTGCGCCTCGATCGCATTCGCGAGCACGGCCCTCTTCTTCTCGATCACAACTCCCGCGACGTTGTCGGAGTCGTCGAAGAAATCACCATCGGGGCCGACCGGGTGGGCCGGGCGGTCGTCAGGTTTGGCGGGGGCCAGCGGGCAACCGAAGTGTTTCAAGACGTCGTCGACGGAATTCGCAAGTCGGTCAGCGTCGGCTACCAAATTCACGCGATGCAGCTCGAGCAATCGGGCGATGCGGGTGATACGTACCGAATCACCGACTGGGAACCCGTAGAGATTAGCCTCGTCAGCATTCCGGCCGACTTGGCGGTCGGCGTCGGGCGCGAACAAGAAGAAAACGGCATTCTCACAACCATTACTCGCAACCACTCGCTAATCATGGATCCCGTAACCATTTCCCCGCCCGCCTCGCCTTCTCCCGAAGAGGTGCGGGCCCAATTGTCCACGGCACGCGAAAGCGGCGCCGCCACCGAGCGCAATCGCGTCAAAACGATCAGCGCCCTCGCAAAGACTCACAAGCGCACCGACCTCGGCGAGGCCGCGATCGGCGAAGGCGTGAGCGTTGACGTCTTTCAATCTCGCCTGCTCGAGGTGATCGGCACGCCGGTCTCGGCGCCCGTCCTCGGCATGGAGAAGCCCGAAATTCGCCGCTATTCGCTCTTCCGAGCGATTCGCGCCCTCGCCAACCCGACCAACCAAGCCGCACAACGCGAAGCTGCCTTTGAGTTCGAATGCAGCGATGCACAACGTAAATTGAACGGTCGCGAAGGTGAGGGTATCTGCATTCCGCACGACGTCCTCGTCGGCCGCGTGCTCACCCAGGCCGGGCGCCGCGACTTAACGGTCGGCGCTCCGACCGCCGGCGGCAACCTCGTCGGAACCGACATTCTCGGCGGCAGCTTTATCGACGTCTTGCGAGCGTCGAATCCGATCATGGCCGACGCGATGATTCTTTCGGGCCTCACCGGCGACGTCGCGATTCCTCGGCATAGCGCCGCGACGATCGCTTACTGGGTCGCGGAATCCGGCAGCCCGACCGAAGGCGCTCCGACCTTCGATCAAGTCACGCTTTCGCCGAAGACCGTCGGCGCCTACCTCGATCTTTCCCGTAAGCTCGTCCAGCAAAGCTCTATCGACATGGAGGCATTCGCCTTTATGGATTTGAGCGCACAGCTCGGGCTCGCCCTGGGCGACGTCGCGATCGAAGGCGGCGGCACTAACCAGCCGGTCGGCATCCTCGGTACGGCGGGCATCGGCAACGTCGCCGGCGGCACGAACGGGCTCGCGCCTGCTTGGGCGCATATCGCCAACATCAAGAAAGAGGTCGCGAAAGATAACGCCCTTATGGGCGTCCCGAAATGGTATCTCAATGCGGATACCGTCGGGAAGCTCGAGACCGTCGAACGCTCGAGCGGCTCGGGTTACTTCATTCTCGACTCCGATCGCGGCGGCCGAACAATGGGCGGATACGGCTACGTGGAATCGAACCTCGTGCCTAACGATTTGGCGAAAGGAACCGGCACCGGGCTCTCGGCGATCATCTTCGGCAATTTCGCCGACGTGCTCATCGGCCTATGGGGCGGCCTCGACTTCATCGTCGATACCGCGACCGGCTCGACCTCGGGAACCTTGCGCGTCGTCGCCCTGCAAAGCGCCGACGTCGGCATCCGGCATCCTCAAAGCTTCTCGGCGATGAAAGACGCAATCACGGTCTAAACCGGCCGAACCAATCGAAGGGGGGCTCGCGCCCTCCTTCGATACCTCTCACCCTCTCAAGCTCAAAGAATGAAAAAAGAAAGATCACCCGTTCCTCTCGTCGCCCTTCGAAACATGGGCGTCGGAACCTTCGACGTCGCGATTGGCGAAGTCTTCACCGCGCCCGACCTCGGCAACGAGCGGCTCTTGTGCAATATCAAGAAGGCCCGCCCGGCGACCGAAGACGAAATCAAGAAGGCCGGCAAGGCCTCGAAGGGCAAGGCCGGCGACGAATAAAGCCGAATGGCCTTTACCGAGAACCTCGCGAGCTTCTTCGACACCCTTGCGGGGTTCGCGGTGCAAGGCACGTATGGCGCCGGTGAGACCGTTGACGGGATCTTCGACAATGCCTTTCTCGAGGTCAAAGGCCTCGCGGCCCAGGTGCCCGCCTTCACTTGCGCGAAGGCCGACGTTGCGGCGCTCGCGGTTAATTCTCAAATCACGATTCTCGGCCTCGCTTATTACGTGCGCGAGAAGCGCCCCGATGAGTCCGACTTCGTAATTCTGCTCGTGCTCGAGGCGGTCGCCTAATGCCGATACACCCGCGAAAAAGCATTCGCACGGCGCTCGTCGCCCTGCTCGCCGGCGCGGGCTCGCTCGCCGGCAGCCGGGTCTATTCGACCCGATTCTATGCCGTTGAAACCGCGCCCTTTCTCGCGGTCTTCACGCTCGAGGATTCATTCGAGGCCTACAGCTCGCTCGAGCCCCGCGTGCTCGAGCGCCGGGTGCGCGTCGCAATAGAGGCGGTCGTCGCCTCGAGCACCGCGCCCGAAGACCAGCTCGACACCCTCGCCCGAGAAGTCGAGCAGGCGATCGAAACCGACTTCTTGCTCGGAGCGCCGCCCTTGCTTCTTCTCAACCAATACGAAGGCACCGTCGTAGAGGTGCCCGACGTCGAGCCGACGAAGAAAGTGCTCGTCGCCCGGCTCACGTACCTCATGACCTACCTCGACGACCTCAGTTAAACATGGCCGCAATCGTCCCGACCTTTCTCGCGTCGCTTCCTCGCGGCGGCGTCTTGCTCGAAAGCGGCAACGTTGCCGCCCTCGACTTTCTCGACCTCGAGGCCGCCGGCTACAACCCAGGCGAGTATGAGGTGATGCGGGTCACGATCAAATCGGGCGGCACCGCCGACAAGATTCGATTCGCCGCGAAGCCGGGCACCGCTAATAGCGTGATCCTGGAAAGCGCCGGGTATTGCATTTGCCCCGACGCGGCGAACGAAACCGGGTATCTGCTCAAGCCGAGCCGATTCGATACCGTCGTGAACCTTGCCGCCGGCGCGACGGCGGTGCTTTACGTGGAGCTGCTCAAATGAGGCTACGTAACGTGCACAAGCAGGAAGCAACCCTAATTCTCGACGGCGTCGGCGAGGTGCCCTTCGGGGCGATCGTCGAAGTCGACGAAACCCTCGGTCGGGCCTTGACCGGCTCGGCCGCCTGGAATCTAGTTACCGAAGACGCGGCCGAGCTGGCCGCACCCGCAAAGAGCCCGCGCCATAAGGCGCCCAAGGAGTAAATAAAACATGGCGCCGCAAATTGGTCTCGGAACCGCCCTCGGATTTTCAGAGGAAGCCACGTGGGGCACAAACGCCTCGACCGTCGATAACTTTATCGACGTCGAGCCGGGCGCCCTCACGATCAAGCACAACGTCGAATTGATCGAAGGCGAAGAGCTTCTTTATCGGGGCATCCTTTCCTCGCAAGTCAACAAGGGCACCGAGCTCGTCGAGGGTTCGCTCGCCTTCAATATGCGATTCGGCGGCGGTTGGCCGCTATTCGTCGCGCAGCTCAACGGCCTCGACGGGGTGACCGCCGGCGCCGGCCCGTTCACGCATACATTCGACCTCGGCGCGACGCTCGCTTCGGGCAACAACCTCGCGAAAGGGATCACGATTTTCGCGAACCGCGAAGGGCAGCTTGCGGCGGCCGGCTCGACGGCGGCGGCCTATACCGGGTGCCGGCCGAAGGCCTTCGAAATGGCCTTCGAACAGAACAAACGGGCGAGGGCGAGCGTCGAGTTCCTCGGCGAGACCCTCGACGCCTTCGGAACCAAGCCGACCGTTACGCTTTCGGCGCGGCCCTTCATCGTGAGCCCGTCGGCCGCGACTTCGCCGACGGCCTTCCTCACATGGAACGGCACGGCCTACGTCGTCAAATCGGCGACGGTCAAGTTTGAGCAAGATCAGGAAGAACGGCGCAATATGCAAGGCGGAAAGCTCTTGCAGCCCGTACCGGCGGGATGGCTCAAGGTCGGCGGGTCTTTCACTTGCGAGGCGCCGGCGACCGGCGCGGGCTCGGGCGGCGCTTTCTACGACGACTATCTCGCGAAAACGATGCGGGCCCTCGTGCTCACTTGCGACGGGCCGACGGCGACGTCGAAGCTCACGCTCAACCTAAGCTCGGCGCTCATCGTCGCGAACCCTGAGCCCGAAATTGCGGGGGCCGGCGTCGTAATGACTACGGTCGAATGGCGAGGGTATTACAACGCGACCGACGCCCGTATCGCTCGCCTCGTGCTCACCTCCGACGACTCGGCGGCCTGGGCCTAATGGAACCCGTCACCCTCACGGTCGGCGAAGAAGAGCTCACGCTCGCCGAAATCAAGGCGTGGGATTTGATCCAGGCCCGCCGCGAAGTACGCGACGGGAACGGCAACGTCGACAACCTCGAATTCGGCCTCGCGATGACTTGGCGCTCGGCGTGCGCGGGCGGATACAAGAAAAGCTTCAAAGACTTCTGTTGCTTGGTTCCGGCGACGCAGCTCGACGTAATCGTCGAGGCGGCAAAGCCTTTTTTCTCGAAGGCGGAACCCGAGCCCTCGGCGTAGAAGCGATGCTCGACTTGCTTCGGGCCGGGTGCAGCGTCGCCGACCTTCGCGAGATGAGCGTGAGCGAGGCCCGAATACTTCTCGAGGCTTACGACGCCCGTCGTGCGGAACGCATGAAAGCGGCGAAGCGGGCGGCGAAGAAGGGCGGGGTGACCGCCGTCTTTGACGTCGGCCGGGGGATCGAATGACCCTCGAGCAAAAGGTCACGATTCGGGGCGAGGATAAGGCGAGCGAGGCCTTTCGCAAGGTTGGCGCCGCGTCGAAGTCGCTCGGCACCCGCGTCTTTGAGCTCACGACGACCTTCTCGTCGCTCATTAACATCGGCCGAACCGCCGCCGGCGCCGTCGCCGCCGTCGGCAAGGCGCTCGCGTCGCCGATCAAGGAAGCAATCGCGGCCGAGCAGGCGCAAACGAAGCTCGCGGCGAAACTCAAGGCGACCGGCGAACAAGCCGGGTACAGCGCCGGCGAGCTCACCGCCCTCGCGGTCGGCCTGCAAAAGGTTTCGATCTTCGGCGACGACGCGGTTATTTCGGCGCAAAACCTACTTCTCAGCTATTCGAACATAAGTCGCAACGGGGGCGCCTTCGAGCGCACCTTGCAGCTCTCGGCCGATCTTGCAAGTCAGCTCGGCATCGACTTAGATAAGGCCGCCGAGAAGCTCGGCAAGTCGCTCAACGAGCCCATTAAGGGCCTGGAGACTTTGCGCGAGGTCGGCGTCAGCTTCACCAAGGCCGAGCGCGAGCTCATTGTCGCGATGGTCAACGCGAACCGGGTCGCCGATGCCCAAGCGATGATCCTCACGCGGCTCGAGGGCACGTATGCCGGCTCGGCGGCAGCCTTGCGCGATACTTTCGGCGGTGCCCTTGCCGGCCTTAAGAACGCTTGGAGCGACGTTTTGCAGGCAATCGGCGAGTTCATCACAAAGAACGCCGGCGTCGTGCTCATCGTCGATACGATCGTCGACTCAATTTCGGCCTGGGCCGACGGGTTGACAAGTCTCGGCGGCAACCTCGACGCCCAAACGGCCGCCGCCGAGGTATTCCGCTCGATTCTCGTCGGCGTGCTCGTCGTGCTCGAGGGCCTGCTCGTCGCCTTCGCGCAGCTCGGGAATATCATGGGCGGCCTCGTGAGCATGGTCTCGCTGCTCGGCGGCGTGCTCGGGAAAGTGCTATTCGACGGGATCGAAGGCAAGCTTTCGAAAGCGATGAGCGCGGTAAGCGGGGGCAGCGAAAGCGCCGCCGAGGCAATCGGCGCCCTTCGCTTGCAGCTCGAATCTCTCGACCTCAAGGCGGCGGTCGAGTCGAGCGCCGCCCTGGGCGCCGCAACCGTCGACGTCGCCGCCGCCGGCGACAAATTCGCGGGCGTAATGAAAGGCGAAGCCGCCCAGGCCGCCCTACTTCGGATCGCGATTAACGCCCTCGCGAGCGCGAAGCGCCTGCTCGTCGGCGTCGAGCGCCAAGTCGCGCCCGAGTTCGACGCGACCCGGCGCCGCATTTCGGAGCTTCTCGGCGAGCTCGCGCCGGCGAGCGGTGCTTTCGAGGTTTGGATAGGACAATGGAACCGCCTACGCGAGGCCGCCGGCGGCAACCTCGGCGAGCAGCTCGTGACCTTCAAGAGCTTCGAAGACGAGCTCAGAAAGACGGTTGAGCTTTCCGAATCTTGGCGCAAGGCGAACGTCGGCGCCGGCAATGCCGTCGACGGGATCGGCGAAAGCCTCGAGGCGCTCGAGGGCCCGCAAGAGGTCGCGGTCATCAACGCCGAAGAGCTCGCCGAGGCCTACCGCAAGGCACAAGAGGAATGGAATCGCAGTATCGAAGCGATGGCCGATAGCTCGGCCGATGCATTCCGCGACATATTCGCCGACGCCTTCGGCGGCCTTCGAAGCCTTCAAGAGGGGTTTTACAGCTTCGGACAAATGATTCGCGTGCAGCTCGCGACGGCGCTGCTCGACCCGATCCTCGGCGCTCAGGGCCCGCTCGCGCAGCTTTTCGAGCCCGTCTTCTCGGCGCTCAAATCCATCGGCGCCGCGATCGCGCAGAATTTCATTCAGCCGCTCGTGACGGGCATTCTTAGCTTTTTCACGGCGAAGACCGGCGCCGAGACTGCCGCCGCTACCGCCTCGGTCGGTATTCAAGCCGGCGTAGTGACGGCGACGACGGCGCAGCAAATCACCGCTATCGGGCTCATGATGCCGGGGCTCGTCGCCGCCGCTACCGCCGCCCTGATTGCTTCATTCGGTGGCGCCGCCGCCGCCGCCGCCGCCTTGCCGGGCCTGCTCGCGACGGGCGCCGCCCTGGGCACGTCGCTCGCGGCCTCTATGGCGGTTCCGGCCTTCGCCGAGGGCGGCCGAGTCACGCGGCCGACCCTCGCCCTCATCGGCGAGGCGGGCCCTGAAACGGTAATTCCCGAGTCGCGGCCGAACCTCGCTTCGGCCCTGCTCGCGTCGCTCTTTGATCGCAACCCAGGCCTTGCGGCCTCGGCCGGCGGCGGGCGCGGCACGACCGTCTTCATGAGCAATACGCTCAACCTCACCGCGAGCCAAAGCGACCCGAAATCGGTCGCCGATGCGATCTTCGAAGAGATCGACCGCAAGATCGGGCGCGAGTTCCGAACCCGCTAGATATGGCCTCACTTTTCGCACCGAGTTTCGACGGGCTCGCCCTGGATGCTTCGAACGGCATCACGCTCGAGGAATGGGAAGACCGGGCGCCGGTTGCCCTCAAGTTCGCTAACAACCTCGCCGGCGGCTCGACGATTCGCGAGACCTACGTCGCGGGGCGCGAGCTCGAGGCGACGATCTTTTTGCAGGGTGCGACGGGCGCCGAATTCAATACGCGCCTCGCGGCTCTAATGGCAAAGCTTCAAACGGGCACGGCGGCGGTGCTCAAGCTCACGAGCGGCCGGCAGCTTCTCGCCTACGCCTCGCCGGGGCCCATCAAGCCGACGAGGGGCTCGAACGGGCTCGCGGCCCGCATTCGGGTCGAATGGGCGACCGAGGCCGCCTATTGGACGGCGACGGCCTCGAGCACCGGCAACGTCGTCAATACGGCGAGCCCGGTTTCATTCGTCGCAACCAACAGCGGCAACGCGCCCGCCTCGCCCGATTTCGAAATCGAGAATACCGGCGCCACCGATTACGTCGGAATTACCGTAACGATCGCGAATACGACGACCTCGAAATCGGTGCGGGCCCTGCAATTCGACCTCGACGCCGGCGATACGCTCGTGATCAAGGCAAACGGCGAGGTTTACGTCGAGGCGCCTAGCGGGGCAACCTCGAAGACGCCGAAGCGGCTCGACGGCACGCACCCGCTACTTGCAGCCGGTGCTAATACCCTGGAATTTACGCATACCTTCGGAAGCGGCAGCGACGTAACCTTTCGCGCCAATTGGAGCGGAACATTTCACACCATCGAAGAGCTTTAAGAAATGGCCGACATTCGCCTCGATCAGTTTCCAACCCTAACGGGCGCGGTCGCCCTCGGTGATTTCTTTTACGGGCAAGACGTAAGCGACGCGACCGACCGGGCCGAGGGCACCAATAAGAAGGCCACCGGGCAGCAAGTCGCCGATATGGTGATCGCGAGCGACCTCGAGCTCGCGGCCCTGGCCGGGTTGACCTCGGCGGCCGACAAGCTGCCGTATTTCACCGGGTCGGGCACGGCGGCGGTCGCCGACTTCACGGCCTTCGGGCGCACGCTCGTCGACGACGCGACCGCCGGCGCCGCCCGCACGACGCTCGGGCTCGTGATTGGAACCGACGTCCAGGCGCAAGACGCCGAGCTCGCGGCGCTCGCCGGGTTGACCTCGGCGGCCGACAAGCTGCCGTATTTCACCGGCGCCGGCACGGCGGCCCTTGCCGACCTCTCGAGCTTCGCCCGCACGATCCTCGACGACGCGAGCGCGGCGGCGGTGCGCGTGACCCTGGGGCTCGTGATTGGAACCGACGTGCAGGCGCAAGACGCCGAGCTCGCGGCGCTCGCCGGGTTGACCTCGGCGGCCGACAAGCTGCCGTATTTCACCGGCGCCGGCGCGGCGGCGGTCGCCGACTTCACGGCCTTCGGTCGCACGCTCGTCGACGACGCGACCGCCGGCGCCGCCCGCACGACGCTCGGGCTCGTGATTGGAACCGACGTCCTCGCCTATCACACCAATAACGCGGCCCTTGCCGGCGTCACGGCGGCGGCCGACAAGCTGCCTTACTTCACCGGCGCCTTCGCGATGGCGGTCGCGACCTTCACGGCCTTCGGGCGCACGCTCGTCGACGACGCCAACGCCTCGGCGGCCCGCACGACGCTCGGGCTCGTGATTGGAACCGACGTGCAGGCGCAAGACGCCGAGCTCGCGGCCCTGGCCGGGTTGACCTCGGCGGCCGACAAGCTGCCGTATTTCACCGGCCTCGGCACGGCGGCGGTCGCCGACTTCACGGCCTTCGGGCGCACGCTCGTCGACGACGCGACCGCCG